CTCAAGAAGCGTGCGGACAACGAAAAAGAGGAACGCGAGGAGCGCCAGAAACAGCTGGACGAACGCGAACAGATCAGAGAGAAGAATGAGCTCTGCATCATCAACAGCGTGAACGCAGCCATAGCGCTCGGAGAGGCCACAGCCAGAGCCGTGCAGAGAATCCCGGATGCACACTGCAACGGAGACATGCACGCAGCTCTGGACTACGCTCAGAAGGTCAAGCACGAACAAAAGAACTTTCTGAACGAGCAAGCACTGAAACATATCATCGAGGAAGGAGAACAAACATCATGAAAAACATCGACTGGAAAAGAAAACTGACAAGCAGAAAACTCTGGACAGCAGTGGCATCATTCGTATCAATGATGATCGTAGCCACAGGAGGCGCAGAGAACACAGCCACACAGGTAACGGCACTCATCATGGCCGGAGCAACCGTCGTGGCATACATCATCGGAGAAGGACTCACCGACTCCGCAAACATTGGATCCGACGATTCAGAGAAATAAGAAGCACAAAGCACCCAGGGCGGCCACCAGGCTGCCCTTTTTTATTTAGGAGGTATGCAAGATGGCAATCACAGAGAAACAGCAGAGATTCATCGAGGAGATCGCAAAGAACGTACAGAAGTACGCCTACGTTTACGGCATCCTCGTGCATAGCCCAATCATCGCCCAGGCGATCCTAGAATCCGGATGGGGAGAGAGCAAGCTGGCCGCGAAGTATCATAACTACTTCGGACTGAAATGCGGATCCAAATGGACCGGCAAGAGCGTCAACCTCACCACCCAGGAGGAATACCAGCCAGGAACCCTGACGACCATCAAGGATAACTTCAGGGTTTACGACAGCATGGAGGAAGGCGTCAAGGGATACTTTGAATTCATCCAGCTGCAGAGATACCAGAACCTGCGAGGCATCACGGATCCGAAGGAGTACCTGCAGATGATCAAGAACGACGGATATGCCACATCAAGCACATACGTCGAAAGCAACTACCGACTGATCACACAGTACGGTCTCACCAAGTACGACAAGGAGGACACAGCAATGACAGAGAATCAGATCAGACAGGCCATGGTGGCCAGAGCCAGAAAATACATCGGATGCAAGGAATCCAATGGAACGCACAAGCAGATCATCGACATTTACAACAATCACAAGCCGCTGGCCAGAGGCTATGCAGTGAAGTACACAGATGCCTGGTGCGCGACCTTCGGATCCGCAATCGCAATCCTGGAAGGCCACACAGACATCATCCCGACAGAGTGCGGCTGCGATGCACAGATCAAGCTCTGGCAGGCAAAAGGTAGATGGCAGGAGAACGATGCATACGTACCGCAGGCAGGCGACTACATTTACTACGACTGGCAGGATAACGGAGTAGGCGACGACAGAAGCAGCTCCGATCACGTCGGTATCGTGGAGTCCTGCAACGGAAAGACCATCACCGTGATCGAAGGCAACAAGAACGATGCGGTCGGCGAGAGACAGCTCGCAGTCAACGGAAGATACATCCGCGGATTCGGTCTCCCGAACTATGCAAGCAAGGCAACCAAGGAAGCTGCTCCGGCGCAGAAACCTGCAGCAAAGAAAGACGTCACCACAGTGGCCAAGGAAGTCCTCGCAGGCGCATGGGGCAATGGCGATGAGAGAAAGAACAGATTGACTGCTGCCGGTTACGATTACGCAGCAGTGCAGGCAGAGGTCAATCGTCTCGCAAGCGGAGCCTCGACTCCAAAAAAGAGCACGACGGAAATCGCAAAAGAAGTCCTCGCAGGCAAGTGGGGAAACGGCGATGATCGCAAGAAGAAGCTCCAGACAGCAGGATATAACTATGCAGCAGTGCAGGCGGAAGTCAATCGCCTGGCCAAAGGTGGAAGCTCCACAAAGAAAAGCGTGACTGCCGTGGCCAAGGAAGTCCTCGCAGGTAAGTGGGAAAATGGAGATGCCAGAAAGAAGAAGCTGCAGGCGGCTGGTTACAACTACAATGCAGTTCAGAAGGAAGTCAACAGACTCATGAGATAAGATGATCCCGACATCAATGTCGGAAACATAGACAGAAGCCAGGGGGGTCAAGCCTCTCTGGCTTCTTTTTTGATGGCCTCAGCATCGGCCAGGAAGAATATATCCCACACGTCCTGCGGGGAGAGTTGATACCGGACTGCGATCCGGACTATGTGCTTGCGCTGGAATGGCTGCCGCCCGTTCCAAATCGTCGAGAAATTGGATGCAGTCATGCCCAGGAAGACCGCAAGCGCCTTATTTGTATCGCCATGATCATCCATGGTCTGTTTCAATTTTTCTTTGTCAAACATTTTGATTCATTCCTTTCTAAAAAGGATTACCGTGGAGCGCTTCGATTAAGCTGCGCGGGGAAGCTGCAGAAAACCCAGGATAAAATTTATACAATCATAGGCGACGCCTTTCTGGCCGGTGGCCGGGTGCAAGGTTTACGAGGACGTCCAGCGGGGCTGCCAGACCTTCAGGCTTTCACATTAAAAACCAGGGAAACTTGTCGAACATCAATCCACGGTATCCGTCGCGCTTCTTCCTGCAGGGCTTCGGACCTGCCATCGGCGGTTTAATACCGGAGGCCTAAGCCTCCTCGCGATAAATTTCTTCGAAATCTTCAACAACGATCGTCCGCTCGGTTCCACCAAGAACCAGCTCGATCTGGACATAATCGCCATCATCGTCGCAGGATACCGTGATGCTTTCACGGTTGGACTCCAGGACTTCAAATCCGTAATGCTTCAAATCCTGGAACAGATCCTCCATACTGCCATACCAATCATTCATAATTCCACAAAGTAAAGATTGTTCATACATAACCAAGACCTCCTATCTTTCAGACACCCAACGCTCTACCTGTTCAACGTTGCACTCGATATAACAATCGCATACGTCGCGGAAGACTGCGATTTTTTCAGTTTTTCCACACCAGGTATGAGTTTCAAATCTTACGAACCAGGCACTGCGGCTAGCCCATCCACACCAGTACTTCTTTCCAACAACTAATTCATTCGCTTTCATTTTTACGTCCTCCGTTTCGCTTTGCTTTCCTTTAGGTTGTCTGTATATTAACTCTGGTGCCGCTACTATTCAAGTTATTTATAACCGTAATTTGCACAAAGATCTCGGCCGGTTTTTGGTGGTAATTATGACATTTCAACCAGGAATTCATTCGCAAGCGCGCGCACATATTCAACGCTCGCTGAACGATCAACGATCACCTCTTCCGGACCGAGATATTGATACAAAATATCGCAGTCCGGACACCAGAGAAGCGGCACACGACGATTACCACACACCGTCGCAAACTCAAGATCATGCCTGCAGTGCTTGCACTGCAGGAGCGTTTTAATTTTACAAGCCACGCTGAATCACCTCCTTTATTTTATATTCACTTTTTTATATTGCGGGCGAACCGCGTAATTATCGGCGAAGTGCGCGGAGCGGAAACGTTTGAATTATTATCCGCACTCAATACCGGGCATGCGGGATCTTTGAGCACGGCACATGCAAACAGTGTGAAAGATATGATCTCCCGTCTGGAAACGATGGTGCTGATGGGAGTGCAGCTCCCGTTGGAAGCAATCCGCCGCCAGATTGCATCGGGAATCGAAATTCTCGTGCATTTAGGACGCGGGGAGGATGGAAGCCGTCGGGTGGAGGAGATCGCAGAGATCACAGGGATGGAGGAGGATGAAATCAAAACGGTTTCTTTGTTTCGAAGAGAATATGGGAGAGGCCTGCAAAAGACAGGCGAACTGGTACACAGAGAAAAACTGGAGGGGAAAACAGGATGAGAATACGTGAGGGAAGCCAGGTAAAGACGGGCATGGCAGAGGAGAAGGAGACGAAGGGGATCGACTATCAGACCTGGGAATTTACCGGTCGGGAATATCTCGAAATAGCGGGAATCAGTCTTGGGATTGCCGCCGCTGTGAACCTGCTCTGTTACCGGGCATGGTGGGCATGCATTGCCGTGGTTCCGGTTGGAATCGTATGTTTTCACACGTATCGGAAAAACCGGATTCAGAGGCGGAAAGAGGAGCTGTACGACAG